AGCCCTCATCGTCTAGTGGTTAGGACATCACCCTTTCACGGTGGTAACAGGGGTTCAATTCCCCTTGGGGGTACCAAAAATTTGGTATAATAGGATTGTATCTGCCTACGGGGGATACATAAAACTAACTCGCTGAAAAGGAGAAAAAATGGTAAGTTCGTTTACATTGGATCTTTTTAAGGATCCATTTTTTATTGGTTTCAATCGTGAATTGGACCGTTTAAGTACAGTACATAATCTAGCAACTCGTCAGGCATATCCGCCATACGATATTTTAAAACTAGACGAAGATACATATAAATTATCTTTGGCTGTTGCTGGATTTTCAAAAACAGATATTGATGTTTCAGTAGATAATGGAACATTAATAATTAAAGGTGAAATAGCAGAAATAACAGATGCTGAAATTGTTTATAAAGGAATTGCTGCTCGTAAATTTACTCGCACATTTGCCCTTGGTGAATACATGGAAGTATCTAGTGCTGAACTCAAGGATGGCATGCTTACAATTAATATTGTTCGTGTTGTTCCTGAAGATAAAAAGCCTAAAGTAATTAAAGTTAAATAAAAAAACAACCTGGGCATGTTGTAAAACTGCCTATTATTTGATATACTTAAAGATAACTATAGGAGAATTAATGCCAAGATATGATTACAAGTGCTCTATCTGTTCTTCACAAATTGAGTTTGAAAAAAAATTTGATGAAGAAGGATATCCAGTATGCTGTAATCAATCTATGCAAAGACTTTGGAGTTCCCCTGCTGCAATTTTCAACGGTAGTGGATTTTACTCAACCGACAATAGAAAGAAGTAACTGGATGTATAATAGAACTATGAACAACATTACAAAAGATCATCCAAGCGTAAAACCCAAGCAATGGGTTTTAAATGCAAAAGATCGTTGTGATAAATGTTTAGCCCAAGCGTTAGTTAAAGTAAAAGGCGCCTCTGGAGAGTTGATGTTTTGTAGCCATCATTATGACAAAATAATGAATAAACCAGAATCATATAAAAAAATGATGGCTTTTATGCTAGAAGTTATTGATGAGCGTGAAAAGTTAGTAGAGAATAGAGCGATTGGGGCAATATAATGTATGAGTATTTTGTAAAAGAAGTAAAGAATGTTGTTGATGGAGATACTATTGATGTAATTATTGATTTAGGGTTTGATATTTTATTTTCATCTCGTGTACGTCTGGCTGGTATTGATACTCCAGAATCACGCACAACAGATAAGGCTGAAAAGGCTCTTGGACTTGAATCTAAGGAGTACTTAAAAAAGCATTTAAAGGATGCCAAATCTATTGTAATTAAAACTGAAAAAATGAACTCATCTGAAAAGTTTGGTCGTATTCTAGGTTGGCTTTATATTAATAAAGATACAGTCTCTGTTAATGATAAGATGATTAACGATGGATATGCTTGGGGATACATGGGAGATGCCAAAGTAAAAGATTTTGAGGCATTAAAAAAGGCTAGAGCAAAGTCTGGCAAATGAAAACAATTTTTTATTTTACAGCAGATTGGTGCGGTCCTTGTAAAAAAACACGACCAATTGTTGAAGAATTAAAAAAAGAAGGTTATCAATTTCAAATAATTGATGCTGATTATGAACAACTACTTGTTAAAAGGTTTGAAATAAAGTCAGTTCCTACTTTTATATTATTTAAAAATGAAAAAGAAATTAAGCGCATGGTTGGTGCACAAACTCAACAGTCTTTGTTGGAGTTTATAAATAATGAGTAACGAAGAACAAGAAATAATTGAAAAACTCATCCTTGATGGAGGGCTAGAAACTGTAGGCGTTGACGAAGAAACTGGTGAATTGCTGTATTCCTTTACCCCTAAAATTAAAAACCTTATGCCAGACTTATATAATGAGCATATAACAGACGTAAATACTTGTGTTATGGCATTATGGGAAAAAGGATTTTTAGAAATAGATTTTTTTGCCGAAGAGCCTATTATTACTTTATCAGAAAAGGCACTAAATAAAGCAGAGATAGAGGCTTTATCCAAAAAAGATAGGTGGAACCTTTTTGAAATCATACGACTTTTGCACCCCAAAGCCTGATATAATAGATAATATGACATACTACTCAGATAACGAAGAAGAAGATAAATGGGACAACATAACAAAAGCATGTTGGTCTGGATATGAACAACGTGGCATGAAAGATAAAGGTGGGCGGATGGTTCCTAATTGCGTTCCAGTTGGTAAACTAGAAGAAATGGAAAATGAAATGGCAAAAGCAAAACCTAATTATGAAGATTTTATTAAACCACGTAGGGGTGGATCAACACCATCAGACCCTAAACTATATGCAAGAGTTGTACAAGCAGCAAAAGATAAATTTGATGTTTATCCATCTGCGGTTGCTAATTCTTGGGTAGTACAAGAGTATAAACGTCGTGGTGGTACATACAAAGCAGAATCACAATCTACAACAAAAAGTATTTGGGATGGATCTTTTAATCCTTTAAGGTTTAAAAAATAATGGCTAACAGATCTTCAGGTTCTTATTTTAAAAATTACGGATTTAATTCTTTACAAATTAAAAATGGCAGAATTGTTCGTTTAAGAAAAGACGGTACTGTAAAAGCAGATCTTGGTCCGTATCCAAAAACAAAGGCAGGGGTAAGTCATGGCAAATAAAGAACAAAAGGGTAATGTTAATACAAAAAAAGAGCCTAAGATGACTCTTAAAGAAAAACGTGTTGCTAAACAACAAAAGCGGGATAAAAAGAATGGCTGATACATATACTCCTACTTCTGGCATGAAGGCTGCTGCTAGACGTGCATTAAAGTGGAAAGAAGATGGCAAAGCAACTGGTGCAGGAACTCCCGTAGGTTGGGGTCGTGCAACAGATATAGTTGCTGGTAGGGCAATGTCTTTAAGTACTGTTAAACGTATGTTTTCTTTTTTCTCCCGTCATGAAGTAGATAAAAAAGGAAAAGGTTTTTACGATGGTCCAGAGTTTCCATCTAACGGAAGAATTATGTGGGACGCATGGGGTGGAGATGCAGGTTTTACATGGAGTCGTGCCATTGTTGAAAGAGAAAAAAAACAAGTAGAAAAGGTTTGGGCAAATAGCCCATTTAGTTTTAGAAAGGGGTAAAAGTGGAGGACTTAAATATTGAAGAAATAAAACAGTTAGTTTTATTTTATAAGCAAAAATCTTCAGATCTTGAGTTTAATTTACTGCAACTGCAAATAAAGTTAAATAGGACTATCTCTGTTGAAAATTCAATAGAATCAAAGCCAGTAGTTAAAAAGTAGATAGGTTTGAATAATGCAAGAGTTAATAGTCTTAGGCTTGACATTGTCTCTTGCTTGGTTTATACTTAAAGTAGGTAAAAGTAATAAAAAAAAACCTTATTCAAAAACTTTGCATAAACAAAGTGATACGCACAAGTTATTGAAATTATTTTTTTCTATGCCTTTATCAAACAACCAACAAAATTTTTCTCAATTGACAAAGCATAAAGAAAAAGGTATAATTAAGGTTATTGTTTTAGGCAACGAAGCATATTGGATATCTAATAATATTTTTTATGTTGCAGAGGCTATAAACGGTGAGGTACAACGCCACACTGCTAAACCAATTGATACTAACACTTTATCAAAAAGTGATTTAGATAAAATGCTTTTTATATTAGATAGTTTAAAGGATGGAAAAAAAGATGATCGTGGCAGTTCAGGGCACAAGTGAGTTTAATGACTACAATGTGTTTATTCGTTCTATGGGGGTTGCTATGTCAAATATGCATAAAGACGACACAGAATTTGTAATTTACTCTGCTGGTCCTGCTAAAATTAATTCTTTTGTTTCCGAATTCTCTAATTTATCTGAAAGAGGAATGAAGGCAAGAGGTAAAAAGATTAAATTTTATAAAGTTGCTCCAGTTTGGATGCAAGAAAATTTAGATCAAATCAACTATTTTGCTTTCTTAAGTAAGCCTAATGAAAAAACTTCAAGGTTAGTTTCAGAAGCACAATTAAAAAATGTAGAAGTTGGTATATTTAAATACTAGGGGGTATTTATGTTTATTAGAAGTTTAAACACTATGGAAAAAATTGTTTCCAAAAATAGTAATTTACTTTGGAATGGTTGGGATGTTATTGATTTAAAAGAATCTGACATTGCCAAAACATCTCCAAAAGGTATTAAAGTTAAAGATAAATGGTACATTCATAAAATTTATTCTCCTGGTCGTAATGGGTGGGATATACCAAACAAGTATCGAGAATAATTATGAAACAGCATTTATGGAAAGATAACGCAATTTGTCTAGGTCTTGATACAAATATTTACTTTGATAAATATGAAGATAATGAATCTGGCAGGGCAATTGTTGATTCAATGTGTCAGCAATGTCCAGTAGCAAAGACATGTTTTGCAGTAGGCATTTCAGGTAAAGAATGGGGTGTTTGGGGCGGAGTATATTTAGAAGGCGGAGAAGTATCTAAAGAGTTTAATAAACATAAAACTAAACAAGATTGGTCTAATACTTGGCAATCTTTAACTATGGAAAATAATAATATATGAAAAAAAATTATTATTTTTTAGCAGGATTTCATCGTTCTGGAAATACATTGTTATCAAGTATTTTAAATCAAAATGAACAAATATATTGCAGTCCTCTTAGTCCAGTTTCAACAATGCTTAAAATTTTTGATCAAAACATACCTCAAAATGAAGATACCGTAAGACTAGATAATCAAATTCCAGTAGAAAATGTTAGTAAAAATATAATTGAAAATTATTATTCACAAGTGACAAAGTCAATAATTATTGATAGAGAAAAATTGTGGGCAAATGCTGAAAATTTAAAAATAATAAAAAAATATATTAACCCTAATCCTAAAATAATATTTACAGTTAGGCCAATAATAGAAGTGCTGTCATCCTTTATTAATATATTGCCAGAACATTCTTATTTAGACGTAGCAATGAAGCAAACTAATTGGTGGTATAAGGATTATTTAAGTAAAAATGACAATAGGTGCGATTTTTTAATGAGAGCGGGAGGACCAATTGATAATGTTTTATTGTCTATTAATGAAATAATTAAACCTGAAAATAAAAATATGTTTTGTATTGTTTGGTATGATGATCTTGTTAATAATCCACAAAAAACAATGAATGGAATATATAATTTTTTAGAATTACCAAATTATAACCATAATTTTAATCAAATTATAAAGTTAGAAAAAGATAATGATGAGAAAATTGGACATCCTAAAAATATGCACGACATAAGATTAAAATTAAATAAAACAAGTAAAAATCCTAAAGAAATATTGTCAGAATATATAATTAATAAGTACTCAAATATGGGTTGGAGAATATGATGATTATACAAATAATCGGACTGCCAGGTTCTGGAAAAACAGAATTAGCCAAGGCACTCAAAGAAAGAATTAACGCTATTCATCTTAATGCAGATGAGGTTCGTGCAACAGTAAATTCTGATCTTGGATTTACCGCCGAAGATCGTATAGAGCAAGCACGACGCATGGGGGAGATGGCAAGACTTATTGCAAAACAAGGTGTTGCTCCAGTCATCGTAGATTTTGTATGCCCAACAGAATTAACTCGTAAAACATTTGGAAAGCCAGATATTTTTATTTTTATGGACACAATTGCTGAGGGCCGTTTTGAAGATACAAATAAAATGTTTGAGCGTCCAAAAGAAGCCGATTTTTATTTTACTAATCACGAACGAAATGCTGAAGAAAAAGCATCTAGTATTATTGAAAAGTTTGGCCTACATGACTGGTCTGCACCTACAACCCTTATGCTAGGTAGGTATCAGCCTTGGCACGAAGGCCACCACGCCCTTTACAAAGAAGCGGGGAAGAGAACAGACCAAGTGCTGCTGGGAGTTCGTAATACCTACAACACAAGCGAGAAAGATCCACTTAAGTTTGACCAGGTAAAAGAGTATATTGCCAAGGATGAATTTATGGATGGCGCATTAGTATTAAGACTACCCAACATTACCAACATTGTTTATGGTCGTGATGTAGGCTACAAGATTGAGCAGGTAGATTTAGGGGCAGACATTCACGCTATTTCTGCTACGCAAAAGCGTAAGGAGATGGGCATATGATAGACAAGTTTAAGCAATGGTTTTTTAAACCAACACAGCACTTTCAGGTAAGATACAATACAAAAAATAATGGCGGGCCTTTGAAGTGGAGAATTATTGCTGATGGTGAAGAGATGCTTGCTAGTCATATTGAAATACGAGGCTATATCTATGG